ATCACATCTTCCCGCGCGACATGTATCCGGAATACCAGTGGGAAAGATGGAACCTGATCGCGATCAGCGGAAGGACGCACAAGCTCCTGCATACGCCGATAGGCGGACTGTCGCAGGCAGGGCAGCGGCTCCTCGAAGAAACGGCAGCGGCGCAGGGAATACCGACGAGCAAGATGATCCTGATCGTCGGAGAACCGGGCAGCGGCAAGACCAGCTGCGCGAAGCAGGAGCTGAAAGGCGGAATCGCATATGATCTGGATTACTTGGCTGCAGCCTTCAGGCTGCGAGGACCTCACGAAGAGCGGCACACTGCATCGCGCAGACTGGCCAATCAGATCGCGAAGGCATTCGCTGCGGAGGCAAGGCACTACACAGGAAGGGCCATCATGATCCGAACGGCTCCGAGCATCGAAGAGGTGGCGGAGATTGATCCGGATGAGATCATCGTCTGCAGGCACAAAGGATCCGGAAGGAAAAGCATGCCGACAGACGAAGAAATGGAAGACATCAAGGACCGGATCTCGGAAATCGAAAAATACGCGGACGCAAATGGAATCACTCTGAAGAGATATCCCCCCCAGGGCGAAGAATAACCAAAAAGTTGGCCATACTGGGTAGCGGGTTAGGGAATTCCAAATGCGCGCTAATTTTTGATAAAAGGGGTCCGAGGGAGAAACTACATTAGACCGCGCGCGGGCGCGGAAAGAAAAAACCACCCAAAAATGAGCGAAAACAGACCTGAAATCAAAGTCGAATATGTGAGCACGGAAACCATTCTGCCGTATGCGAACAACGCGCGGAACCATGGAGACGCAGACGTGGATGCCATCATGGCGAGCATCCGGGAGTTTGGCTTCAATGATCCGATTGGAGTCTGGAAAAACATAATCGTCGAAGGACACGGAAGGCTCCTGGCAGCGAAGCGGCTCGGGATGGAAACGGTGCCGGTGATAAGGCTGGACCACCTGACGGATGAGCAGCGCAAAGCATATGCGCTGGCACACAACAAGACGGCGGAGCTTTCCGGCTGGAACTTCGACGTCCTGGACGCGGAGCTGAAGGACCTGGCGGATTTCGACATGGCGCAGTTTGGATTCGAAGAGGCGGAAGAGACCGAGGATCCGGACGACCTACAAGAAGACGAATATGATCCGGAGACGGCAGCGGGACACGACGTCCAGCGCGGGATGGTCTTCGTTTGCGGGAACCATAGAGTGATGTGCGGAGACGCGACATCGAAAGACGACGCCGATCGCCTCATGGGGGGGGGTGAAGGCGGACATCGTCTTCACGGATCCCCCGTATGGAGTGGCGATCGGGACAAAGAACAAACAGATTAACAAAGTGGATCCCGGAAGAGGCGGGCGCGTTACGAAGGACATCGAAGGTGACACGCTCGGAGAAAAAGAGCTGCACGACATGCTGGTGAAGGCTTTTACAAATATCCGGGAACACTGCAAAGATGACGCGTCCTATTACGTCACAGCTCCGCAGGGCGGAAGCCTGGGGCTAATGATGATGATGATGATGATGAAGGACGCGGGGCTGGAAGTCCGGCACAACCTCGTCTGGGTGAAGAACACAGCAACGTTCTCAATGGGACGGCTGGATTATGATTACAGACACGAGCCGGTCTTCTATACATGGACAAAGAAGCATCACTTTTATGGCGGCTACAGTGACACCGTGATAGATGATTCGATGCCGGTCGATAAAATGAACAAGCAGGAACTGAAAGAAGCGCTGCGGGCAATGCAGCAACGCAAAGAGGATTCTGTGATCTATTGCGACAAGCCGCACAAGAGCGATCTGCATCCGACGATGAAACCGATCAAGCTGGTCGGAAGGTTCCTGATCAATAGCAGCAAGAAGGGCGACGCGGTCCTGGATTATTTCGGAGGCAGCGGGACGACGCTGATCGCTGCAGAGCAGCTCGACCGGAACGCATACATCATGGAGCTGGATCCGCACTATGTCGATGTCATACTGACGCGGTGGGAAGAATTCACCGGCCGGAAGGCGGAGATTTTAAGTGACTAAAAACACATGGAAAAAGAGAATCAGAAGAGCCTGCCAGGAGGCCGGGACCTATAAGCCGTTCTTCGAAGCTGCCATCGACATGCTGGCGGACATTATGGCGACAAGGGACGACGCGCTGGAGAAATTCGCGGCATCGGGGAAGAACACGGTGGTCGTTCACAAGAATAAAGGAGGCGCGTCGAACATCGTGAAGAATCCCGCGCTGGTGGTCATCACGGATTTAAACACGCAGGCGCTGACATTTTGGCGGGATCTCGGACTGACACCGGCAGGCCTGAAGAAGATAAACGATGAGGCAATGAAGGGACAAAAGAGATCCGCGTTGGCGGAGGCTCTGAAAGACCTTGGCGCTTAGGAAATCCTATGTAAAAACGGCAATCGAATATGCGGATGCGGTCCTTTCCGGAAAGAAGAAAGCATGCAAAGAGATCATCCTGGCATGCGCGAGATTCAAGAAGAACATAAAGCGGAAAGATCTGGAGCTCCGGGAGAAGGATCCCGATCTCGTCTGCGGCCTGATCGAAAGATTGATGGTGCACAGACAGGGCGACGACCAGAATGGGAAGCCGCTCATGGGGAAGCCGCTCATCCTACAGGATTGGCAGATCTTCGTGATCGTCAACATTACCGGCTTCTTCAAAAAGGGAACTGACGAGCGCCTATATAAAGAGGCCTTTATATTTATCCCGCGGAAGAACGGGAAGACGATGCTGATCGCGGCGCTGGCCTTCGCACTGGCGATCCTGGAACGCAGGACAGGATCCAAGATCTACATCGCAGCGGCATCGCTGAAGCAGGCGACGGAGAGCTTCGACGATATCCGCTTCACTTTAGACTATAAAGAGATGTCCGCGGACTTTAAGATCCTCGACAACAACGCGGAGCATTCGATCCATTATGTTTTTTATGGCGAGGACGGAGATCCGGAAGGATCCATCGACATCGAAGCGCTGGCGGCGAATCCGAAGAAGCACGATTCGCTGAACAGCAACATTCAGATCGTGGACGAGCTGCATGCCGTCACGATGGAGCAGTATACCAGATTCATGGAATCCGGAATTGCCTATTCGAACCGGCTGTGCATCGGGATCACGACGGCGGGCGATTCAGTGAATTCCTTCGGCTATCGGCGCGTCGAATACGCGGCGAAAGTCCTGGACGAGATCATAAAAGACGATTCGCTTTTCATATTCATGGCAAGAGCAGAAAAGAACGCGGCAGGGGAAGTGGAATTCACGGATCCCGTGCAGCATGAGAAGGCAAATCCGTCTTATGGCGTCACGGTGGATCCGAAAGAGATCATGGACGCTGCCATGAAGGCAAAGTATGATCCGCAGCTGCGGAAGGACTTTTTATCCAGGCGTCTGAACATATACACGTCCAGCATGAAGGCATGGTTCGACATCGAGGAATTCCAGAGATCCGACATGCAATATACCTGGACGCTGAAAGAGCTGTCGAAGCTGCCAATTGACTGGTACGGAGGCGCGGACCTATCCAGGATGCATGACCTGACGGCAGCGGCCTTATATGGATCATACAAAGGGACGGACATCATCATCACGCACGCGTTCATCCCGGTCACGACTGCGGCGAAGAAAGCGGATGAAGACGGGATCCCCGTCGAGGAATGGAAAGAAAACGGCTGGCTCACGCTTTGCAACTCTCCGACGGTGAACGCAGGAGACGTCGTGCGCTGGTTTGAAGATATGAGATCCGCGGGATTCAAGATCCGGCAAGTCGGACACGACCGGAAGCTTGCCGGGGAAGAATACTTCCCGCTAATGAAGCAGGCGCGCTTCGCGATCGTGGATCAGCCGCAGCTCTATTATCTAAAGAGCCAGGGCTTCCGGCACATCGAGAAGGCGGCGAAGGACGGGAAGCTCTACTATTTGCACTCGAGCGCCTATGAATACTGCGTGAGCAACGTGAGAGCGACGGAAAAGGTGGACGACGCGGTCCAGTATGAAAAGATCGGGCCAAATTACAGGATAGACCTATTCGATGCATCGGTCTTCGCATGCATCAGGATGCTGAAGAGCGCCGAGAAGAGGAAAAAGGCAGCGGCGTGGTTCGGAGAATAAGACATGGCGAAAAAGAAAATCAGAGAGCAGAAAGAAGCGCAGAAGAGAGCGGCCGGGAAGGTCGCTTTTCTAATTTCCGACGCGGCAAAGGACGTCTTCTGCATTCCGGGATATGTGAGGCTTGATAAATGCCCGGAAATCGTGGCAGGGGTCATGCGAATCGCGGAGCTGATCGGATCCATGACGATCCATCTGATGAGCAACACGGATGCAGGAGACATCCGGAT